AGGTTTCAAAGAATTATCATGGAACAAGAAAACTCTTGATGAGTTCATAAGAAGAAGTAAGCATGAGAAATGATTATGTAGTTTACATACATAAAAACATATTAAATGGTAAAGTGTATGTGGGGCAGACCTGTAATTTATCAGAGAGATGGAGAAATAATGGGAAGAATTACTTTAATAGCATTAAATTCTATAATGCTATAAAGAAATATGGTTGGGACAACTTCACCCATGAAGTTGTATATTCAAATCTAAATAAGCAAGCTGCTGATAAATTAGAGAAAGAACTAATACATAAATATAATAGTATAGAGGAGGGATATAATTTGAAAGAGGGAGGCTCAAGAGGGGAACTTTCCACTAAGAGTCTTGCAAAAATGAGTGAGTCACTTAAAAGAGGTTATTCTGAATTTCCAGAGAGAAGAGAGAAAATAAGAAATAAAGCATTAGGTAGGAAGATGCCAAAAGATACAAGATGTAAGATAAGCCTGAATCACTCGAAGTCTAATTTATTAAAAATCAATGATGAAGTTGGAAGCATAAGGTATTGGGCACTAAAGATAGGAAAAGCTCACAGTGTTTTATCTTACAGATTAAAAGTACATGGAATAGATAACCTAAGGAAATATATAGAACAAAGAATTAAGTTGGTCTAAGAAAGTTCTGGATGACTTTGTCAAGAAGAGTAGAAGTACTCAAGGATTGCGGAGCAATCCAGACTCAAGGATTGCTTAATAGCTTTGGTGGAATTTATTGAAGTAATTAGGAGAAGAAGATATGATAACTCAAAGAAAGACTATAATACCCATATTCAATTATAAGCTTACCATAGTTATATTTGATAGATGGGAAGAGTTGGAAGGAAGTATACCTCAGGATGAAATGGATACAGAAGCAAATGCTATTACCATAAGTGCATATGGAGCATCCTTAGTAGCTGTTAATTCAAGAAGAGGAAGTAGCATAGTCCATGAGGCTGAGCATATAAAGAATCATATATGGCAGTATATAGGATACACCCCTCAGAGAGATAATGATGAGGTGGATGCATACTTGCTGACTTACATATATGATAAGATAACACAAGTATTTTATAAGCATAAAGACAATAAGGAGTAATATAGCAGGAGGTAATTATTACCTCCTTTTTTTTTGTACATATGTTACTAAGTTAAAGCCCTGTATATTAATCATATATACAGGGCTTTAGTATTGTTGTGCTTCTTGGATAATAGCTAGTATCTTTGCATAGTAAGCTTACATGATAAACAATAATTAATTTCAAAATTGCTACTATGGAGATAATTGAGAAGCAAGTAGAGAAGGTAAAGGAAGTACCTGCTGATAATTATGGATATAATTATGGTAGGAGAGACATCAATGGCAAAGCAAATGCAGGTCTGACTCTAGGTATTATAGGTACTGCTCTTGGTGCTTGGGCATTATTTGGTGGAAGAAGGAATCCTTACTGAGATGATGGAGAATCTGATGACCACTAATCCATTCTCCTTCAAGACCTCATTTATTGGAGACATAGAAATAGGTGGTGGACAAATCAAGTTCAACTTGCCTTTGACAAACAAGAGATTGGTATTAAATATGTCGGATTTGGAAGCTTTCAAGGAAACATTAATTACTAAAAATTAGAAGTATGGATGAACTTATGATGTATGAATACCTAAACAGAAGAGGTATGGGAGGCATGAGTGAAAGTGAATTTAGAAATAAGTTCAGGGACTTCATGAAGAGATATAGAAGAGATTCAATGGAGCATGATGGCTTCATGTCATTAGAGGATAGAAACTATCCTAGAAGGCATGAAGATGATGGTTTCATGGATGTGTTTGATTCTAGAAGCAATAGGTTTGGTGACAGGTTCAGAGACTCTGGCATGAGAGGAAATGACATGGACAGAATAATAAAGTACATGAGACATTCCATGAATGATGGAGAACACTTTACTGAATCTGAAGCTATGGATTTGGTATCTGATATGTATCACACTGAGGGTGGCAGAAAGTATAGTGGAGAAAAGTTTGATATACATAAGGCAAAGGAAATTTGTGAAAGGTATAGAGGAGTGATTCCTGTGTCTGCAACTCCTACTGATGTGTATGTGGCAATCAACTCACAGTATCATGATTATGTTGAGCTGTTTAAGAGTTGGTTTGGTGACAATGTAGACCAAAAGATAATAGAATCTGCTATTATATTCTGGTTCAAAGATGTGGATTGCAAATCCAGAAATAAGGTAGTAAGTTACTTTAAAGAATACTGATAGGACAAGGGCAAGGTATAATCTTGCCCTTTCTTTTTGCATATATAATAAGTATCTTATTTGTGCTTGCAAAGTAATTTATTTACTATATTGTATGGGTGTAAAATTCTATATAACTTTGCATTGTTTAATTATATCATAATGGGAGATTATGGAAGAAGAATTGATTTTAGACAATATTCTAGGAGCAGAGGAAATAGAGAATCTGTTTGTAGATGATGAAGTACAGGATACTTCGCCTGAAGATGAAGTAACTCCTGACCAAGAGGATGGTAAGGAGGATAAAAAGAATAAAGAGAAAGACGAAGAAACTACTGAGGTTATTGATGTAGATAACTTGTTTACAGATGAGCCAGAGAGCGTAGGTAGTGGAAAGGATAATACAAAAGGAAAGGAAGATACTTCCTCTAGAGAGGACAGCACTTCTCCCCAAAAAACTATCTACTCTTCCATTGCTAAAGCCTTGAAGGAGGAAGGTATCTTTCCAGACCTTGATGATGAAGTCCTCTCTAAAGTCAAGGAGCCTGAAGATTTCAGGGACTTAGTGGAACAGCAAATCAAGGCTGGTCTTGAAGAGAGACAGAAGAGGATTGATGATGCACTTAATTATGGCATTGAACCCACAGAGATAAAAAGGTATGAGAATACCTTGAACTTCCTTGACAGTGTTAAGGAGGAAAATATCACTGATGAGAGTGATAAAGGTGAAGAGTTGAGAAAGAATCTTATCTTTCAGGACTTCATTAATAGGGGTTACAGCAGAGAAAGAGCCACAAGAGAAGTACAGAAATCCTTTAATGCTGGTACTGATATTGAGGATGCAAAGGAAGCATTGAAGAGTAATACTGAATACTTCAAGGGTAAATATGATGACCTTATTGAGGATGCCAAGTTAGAGGCACAGAAGGAAGAAGAGAACAGGAAGGAACAGGCTAATAAACTAAAGGAGTCTATTCTCAATGAAAAGAATATATTGGGAGACTTGTCAATAGATAAGCCGACAAGACAGAAGATATATGATAACATATCCAAGCCTATATATAAAGACCCTGAAACTGGAGAGTATTATACTGCTATTCAGAAGTATAGAAAGGATAACAGAGTAGACTTCCTGAAGTACTTGGGTCTGATTTTTACATTGACTGATGGGTTCAAGAGCCTTGATGGTCTAGTAAAAGGCAAGGTAAAGAAAGAGGTAAAGAATGGCCTGAGGGATTTGGAACATGCTATTAATAACACTGCAAGAAACTCAGATGGTAATCTGAAGTTTGTCAGTGGAGTAGATGAAGACCCTGAATCATTCATAGGTAAAGGTTGGAAAATAGATGTCTAAACAATTATGCCGAGGATAAAAAGGTTGATACAATGGGTAGGAGACCCTAACCTCCTACCCAACAGAGAAAAAAAAACAAACATAGTGTATAAGGATAAGTCCGCTTCTTACTCTTCACTTATAGAGGTGTGTGAGAACACGGATAATCCTTCACTTCCATATGTATTTACATTAGGTCCTGCTAAAAGCTATAGGGTAATATGTGTCAATAAACTTAGTCGTATTGATACTACCAATGTAAAAGATAAGACTAAGATATTCATAGCAAATATGATTCATTCCAGATATGACTCCAATGAATCTGTCACTCCCGGTTTTGGAATTTGGGGAATGTATAGTAGTAGTATTGTCATGCCGGGGATGTATCTTATTTACTCAATGGGTAACAATGTATCAGTAACAGTAACACCCATTACTGACAGTAATGATATAAAGAAACTATCTCAAGGCTCTTTGGATGAACCACCTTCAGAAATTATGACTCCAGGTTTTAAACTACAGAAGTTTACTCCGATAATGTTGTTTTCTGAATTTACCAATTCAAGGATACTTTGGAACACAGATAATACAAAAGCTTTCATTTCATGTGGTGGAGGCTGCTTCATTCCTGTATTGCTTTTTAGGAATGGAAAAGACTTGAAGCCTGAAAGATTTAATCCTGAAAGCATAAGAAAGGCATTGACTTCCAAAGATGAAGTCCTGTTATTGTTTGCATCCCTTTCCTATTACGATAAAGAATTGACTAAACTAAAGGATGGTACTACTTACAAGTTGAATAAGACTTGGGAGGACTTGGGACTTCAGGATTTGTATGAAGAATATTTAAAATCTAAGTAAAGATTATAATTTTAACTAATAAACAATTATTTTATGGCTGGAAAATTAGGTAAGTTTCAGATGGTAAGCTTCCAACATTGGAAGGGTTTGACTAAAGAAAACCACCTAGGCTCTATCTATCAGTTAGCTCCTCAGAGAGCTACAAACCTAATGGTACAACTGCTAGCCTTCCATAGAGGAAAGACACTTGATTCATTCTTGAATCAGTTCCCTGTAAAGGAGTTTGAGGATGACAGTGAATATTACTGGGACGTTATTGGTTCTTCAAGAAGGAATATTCCTTTGGTAGAGGCAAGAAAAGAGGATGGAACAAAGGTTGAAGATGATGGTAGCATGATTGGAGAGGGTACTTCTCCCTTCTATCTTGTTTTCCCTGAGGACTGGTTTGCAGATGGTGAGTACATTGTGGGTAATCTAAATGAACTGTACCAATTCAGAATTTTAGGAGACCCTAGAATGGAAGGTACCAATGCAGTTTATAAGGTAGAACTTGCTGGAGGTAATACAGCAGGAGTTCCTGCTGAAAGGCTACTTGCAGGAGAGAGATTCTCTATTGAAGCTGCATTTGTAGAAAAGGAACTATCAAGAAAAGTTGGTGATGTAAGATACACAAGCCCTGTTTCTATGAGAAATGAGTGGTCTGTAGTGAGAATCCAACACAAGGTTCCGGGTTCAATGCTGAACAAGAAGTTGGCTGTAGGTATTCCTATTATCAAGGAGACTGATGGTAGATATACCAAGTCAGTAGCTAAAATGTGGATGCACAATGTAGACTTTGAGGTAGAACAGCAATTCTCTGAGTACAAGAACAATGCTCTTGCCTTTGGTAGAAGCAACAGAAACTCCAATGGTGAATATATGAACATTGGTAAGTCTGGTGGTGTAATCAAGACTGGTGCTGGTCTATTTGAGCAGATGGAAGTTGCTAATACTATGTACTACAATGTATTCAGCTTGAAGCTTCTTGAGGATGCCCTATATGAGCTTTCTGCTTCTAAATTGGACTTTGGTGATAGATACTTCCTAATCAAGACTGGTGAAAGAGGTGCTATTCAATTCCACAAGGAAGTGTTGAAGACAGTATCAGGTTGGACACAGTTTGTTCTTGATAACAACTCTATTGGTGTTGTTCAGAAGACTCAGTCTCAGTTGCATCAAAATGCTCTAAGTGCTGGTTTCCAATTTGTAGAGTATAGAGCACCTAATGGTGTAAGGGTTAAGATTGATGTAGACCCATTCTATGATGACCCTGTTAGAAATAAGATACCACACCCACAGGGTGGTGTTGCCTTCTCTTACAGATATGATATTATGTACATTGGTACTATGGACCAACCTAATATCTTCAAGTGTAAGATTAAGGGTGATAATGAATACAGAAGCTATCAGTGGGGATTAAGAAATCCATTTACAGGACAGATAGGCAATCCTTACATGTCATTTGATGAGGATGCTGCTGTAATGCACAGAATGGCTACTCTTGGTATCTGTGTTCTTGACCCAACAAGAACTATGTCATTGATTCCTGCTATTTTGCAAGGATAAACTATAAAGGGGAGTAGGGGTAACTCCTGCTTCCCTTAATTTATTTTTATTTCTATTAAATAAGGAGAAGATATGTCAAAGGAAAAGGAAGAAGTAGATTATGGTACACTTGGTTTTGAAGTAGATGATACAGCACTGCCATTGAGGGAAGTGCCAAAAGAAGAGGAAAAACCTGCAAGGAGAAAACCAAAAGCCTCACAGGAAGTGAGAAATATAGAAGAGGATGGTGATGAGCAGTTGATAAGCTGTTTAAGAAATGAGAGAGTAATTGTCAGATTCATTCCCAAACTGGGAGGAATATGGGGAACTAACCCTAAACATCTTCTTGCTGGAGGTATGGCAGAAGGGTCTGTTAGAGTATTTGTAGTACCTAGGCTGTCATCAGGCATGTATGTCAATGTACTTACAGACAAGGAGAAGGCATTCTTGGAAGATGTAATGGGCTTGGAATACAATGCTCTAAGTATCTATAAGAAGGTAGATAACTTCTGGAATGATTCTAATGAGAGTGGGATAAATAAGGTAAGACTGACAAAGCAGGATAATTACCTTAACCTGTCCAATCCGGAAGATTATATAAGATATAAAATACTCTTGGCTAACAAGGACTTTGTTGCACCATCATTGCAGGCTTTGCAAGATAGACCTAAGGCTTCATATCAGTTTGTCATCATCTCTGAGAATGATGAGACAAAGACTGCTCAGGATAATATGAGCACTACAATGAAGTGCTATAAGGAGTTTGGAAAGATTGAGAGTGATGTGGATACTTTGAGAGTTATCATAGAGACTGTTGATGGAAGACCTACATCTCAAAATGCTAAACTAGAGTTCTTGCAGACTAAGGCTAATGAGCTTATTCAATCCAATAACAAGCTCTTCCTGAAGGTTATCACTGACCCAATGTTACCTACTAAGGTATTCATCAAGAAGAGTATAGAAGCAGGATTAATTTCAAATAGAGGAGGTTTCCTATACTTGAGAAGTGACAATACTCCACTATGTGAGGCTAATGAGGAACCTACATTGAATACAGCAGCCAAGTACCTGAACTCTCCAAAACATCAGGAAATCAAGTTTTCCTTGGAGGCCAAGTTAAAATAAAGAAGAATATAAGATTATGACACTACAGGAGTTTTCAGATGAATTTGACGTTCTCTACAATAACATATCCAGTAACCAAGCTCCGGGCCTTAATGAGTATGAAAAGTCTGTGTTTCTCACAAAAGCTCAGAATGAGATAGTAAAGAACTACTTTACTTCTACCCAAGGAGGTAACAAGTACCAGCAAGGGTTTGATGATTCTGCCAAAAGACAAATAGATTTCTCTACTCTTCTAGTGCAAGAAGCCTGTCCCTTGATAAAGGTGGATTCCAAGAGGGGAACTGATATTTTGGAGGGTGTCACAATCCCCGGAAATATCTATGGCAGTGCTCCTGAAGCTGTATTATTCAATGCCCCTAGCTTTATTGACAAAATACTGTTAGTGGTATCAGAAAGGATAATCATTAAGGATACAGATAATAATGTAGATAAGTATTATCAGGTAGTGCCTATAAAATTAGATAGTTTGCTTAATAACCTGAGCAAGCCCTATGGAAGACCTTTAAAGAGGCAAGTGTGGAGAGTTATAGAGACTTTTGGAGACCCTAAAGGGTCTGAAGACCAGACTGTAATTCCCACAAAGTACAATGGATTCAGGTTTATATTGCATGATGCAGATGAGAAATTCCTAGGAGAATCTGGAGGTGAAAGTCCAGGGAATACCAAGGCCATTTACTTTATCACATACCTAATCAAGCCTAAGCCAATAGTATTGGAGGACTTGGTTGGTGTATCAGTAGATGGAGAATCACAGCAATCTCCATGTGTCTTGAATAGTGAACTACATCCTGAAATTCTTCAAAGGGCAGTAGAGTTAGCTAAATCTGCTTATATGGGAGATTTGAAAAGTAGTGTTGAACTGGGACAAAGAAGTGAATAATGACAACTGAGGAATTTTCTAATGAATTTGATGTTCTATTGAACAGTTACTCTTCAGGTGGAATTGAGTTCAACGAGTATGAGAAATCAATCTTTCTTACAAAAGCCCAAGAAGACCTGTTAGTGGAATTATACAATGGTAAGAACCCATTCAGGGAATCATTTGAAGAGACTGAGGAAATAAGGAGATACCTGAGCAACTTGGTGAAGACTTATACCACTACTGAAAAAATAGCAGACATTACTGGAATATCTGATAAGTCTGTATTCTTCAAGTTACCTAGTGACTTGTGGTTTATAGTTTATGAATCAGTTGAACTGAGGGATGATAAGCTAGGCTGTAAGGATGGTAACCAAGTACTTGTGGTACCCACTACCTTGGATGATTACTACAATACATATAACAATCCATTCAGGGGTCCGGGATACAGGAGAGTCCTGAGACTTGATATTGATAATGGGATTGCAGAAATAGTATCAAAGTATAATATAAGCAGGTACTTAGTCAGGTACCTATCTAAACCCAACCCAATTATATTGGTAGCATTGCCTGCCCATCTAAACATAAATGGAGAAAGCAAGATAACAGAGTGTGATTTACATCCTGCATTGCATAGGGTAATACTTGATAGGGCAGTAGGACTTGCAATAGCAAGCAAGGGTTTGGATACAAACAGAACAAAATAAACTATTGTGTAATTTAATATTAAATTAAAATGGCAACATTTAGTACAAATCAGGTAAGGCAATTTTATGTA